GCGCTGGGGCTCCATCAGCTTCCCCATGAACGCGGTGCCCGGTGCCGCCGGCCAGGAGGCGCTGTACACCGCCTGGGCGGCCCGCACGACGCCCGCCTTCGTCGTCACCTATACCAACGGCGTGACGGCCACCTTCCCGGGCTTCGTCAACAGCTTCGGCCTGTCCGCCGCCGTCACCGACATCAACATGGTCGACGTGTCGATCCGCCCGACCGAGCAGCCCGTCCTCGACTGGGGTAGCTGATGGCGACGAAGCTCCACGAGGAGAGCACCGAGGCGCCACCAGGGGGAGTGGCCGGCGCCAACGGTGCTCACCCGAGTCTACTGACCCGCGAGGCCATCCTCGCGGCCCGCGACATCGCCACCGAGGTCGTGGACGTGCCCGAGTGGGGCGGCTCGGTCATGGTGCGCGGCCTCACCGGGCGCGCCCGCGACAGCATCGAGGCCCGCTTCACCGACGCCAAGGGCAAGCTGGACCTCGGCAAGTCGGGCGACTTCCGGGCCGCCTACGTCTCGCTCGCCATCGTGGACGAGCAGGGCAGCCTGCTCTTCGGCGAGGGTGACGTCGCGGCCCTGGGCGAGAAGTCCAGCGTCGCCATCCAGCGCATCTTCGACGCCGCCATCCGCCTGTCGGCCGTCCGAGCGGAGGACATCGACGGCATCACCGCAGACCTAAAAGACGTCCCGAGCGGCGCCATTGGCTGAGACTGGCCCGCCGCTCGGGGTCCATCAGTCCCCGTGACATCCAGGACCGATTGAGCTCGGCCGAGTTCACGGAGTCCCTCGCCTTCGAGTCACTGGAGCCAGATCCGCAGGAGATGACGATGCACCTCGTGGCCGCTCTCCTCGTCTGGTACGCCAACGTCCACCGCGACACGCGCGCCAAGCCCAAGCCCTACACCATCGACGACTTCCTGCCCAACCCCTACGGTCCGTCCAAGGCCGAGCGCGAGGCCGCCTTCGCCGCGACCATGGCGCAGTTCGAGCGCAACCGCAAGGCAAGGCTGGCGACCTGATGGCAGCACGCGCGCCGATGTCCTTCACGGGCACCCGCACGGGCGTCCTGGGCTCGCGTGGCGGCGTCAGGGTGGACGCCCGCCTCGTCGGTGGCCCGCAGCTCGTGGCCGCGCTGGCACGCCTGGAGAAGGGCATGAAGGACGAGCTGCTGCAGAAGGCCACCAAGGCGGGCGCGGAGGTCCTCGAGGAGGCATGGAAGGAGCGGGCCGCGTCCACCGTCGGGCTCGGCCCTGGCACCGCGCACTTCGTGGAGGCCATCGAGTCCTCGGCCCGTCCCGGCAAGCGCGGCGCGACGGGCATGGTGCGTCTCGGCAAGGAGTCGCTGTCCGAGGGCGAGGACCAGCCCGTCGTCTACGGCGTCCAGACCGAGTTCGGCGGGCGTGGTCGTCCGGCACGGCCCACGCTGCGACCCGCGTTCGATGCCGTCCAGGGCCAGATGCTCGACGCCATGAGCGATGAGCTGCGCGCCCTCATCGAGGCGGCGACCTGATGGCAGGGCCCATCGCCAAGCTCTACGCCACCCTCGGGCTCGACGCCAGGGAGTTCACCAAGGGCGTCGATACGGCGCAGAGCAAGACCAAGTCCCTGACGTCCTCCTTCAAGTCGCAGGCCATGACGGGCCTGGGCCTGGGGGCGGGCTTCGGCGTCGCGCAACTGGGCTTCAAGGCCGTCGGCGCAGCCATCGACTTCGTGGGCGATTCGGTGCGGGCGGCCATCGAGGAGACCAAGGGCATCGCCACCCTCACCCAGGCCATCGAGGCCAACGACGCCGCCTGGGACGGCAATGTCGACGCCATCGAGGAGGTCATCCGGGCGCGGACCGACCTCGCCTTCGCGGACGACGAGCAGCGGGCCTCGTTGCAGCGGCTCGTCTCGGTCACTGGCGACGTCCAGAAGGCGCTGGAGCTCCAGCGCACGGCCATGGACCTCGCACGCCTGCGGGGCATGGATCTCGCCACCGCGGGCGACCTCATCGGCAAGGTGTACGCCGGCAACCTCGGCACCTTGAGCCGCTACGGCATCGTCCTCGAGAAGGGCACGACGGCGACCGAGGCGCTCGCCGAGATCCAGCGCCGGGCGGCCGGGTCGGCCGAGGCATACGCCGAGACCGCGGGCGGGCAGATGGAAGTGGCCCAGCTCGCGATGAACGACGCCATGGAGGACTTCGGCGCGGCCCTCCTCCCGGTCGTGACCGAGCTGATGCCCCACTTCATCGACCTCATCAAGCTCGCGGCCGACGGCGCCCAGGTCTTCAGCGACGTGCTGTCGGGCACCGACCCAGGGGCCATCGCTCCGCTCATCGAGGACATGAAGGCGCTCCGCGAGGCAGAGGCGGCAGCGGCGCTCGGGCAGCAGGCCCTGACCGGGGAGTGGGCGGCATCGGGCACGCCGCTCGACTCGATGCTGGACGGCTTCAACGACCTCATGGCCGGCCTCGAATCCGTCAGCCCGGCCCGCCAGGAGTTCTTGAAGTGGGACGCGGCGCTGCGGGACGCCGCCGACCGGCTGGGCCTCACGACCGACCAGCTCACCATGTTCCGCTTCGAGGCCGAGGCCGCGGGCCTCACCGTCGAGGAGGCCGCCGCCAGGCTGGAAGCCTTCGCGGACAAGAGCCTCATGGACGCCTTCGACCCGCTGGCGGGCGCGACCATCGAGCCGCCTGACCTCGTCACGCCCATCCGCGAGTCCTTCAAGCTCGCGACGGCCGAGGTCGCCAAGGGCTTCGGCAGCATCAAGGACGCCCTCGAGAACCCGCCCCAGATGATCGCCAAGGGCCAGCGCCTGGAGAACATGCAGGGCCGCCTGCGCGAGATCATCCGCAACATCCGAAAGGCCGTCGAGACCGGCGACCCGTGGGCGCTGAACTATTGGGAGGCAGCCAGGGCCAAGCAGCAGGCGGCCTACGACCGGCTGAAGGGCCGCACGACCGCAGACCTGTCCGACGTAAGGCAGACCTACAAGCAGGCCGGCGTCGCCGTCGAGGGCACCTGGACCGACACGACCTTCGCCGTCAGCGCAGCGTCACGCAAGTCCGCCGACGCCGCCATCGCCGAGATGCAGCGCGCCAAGGACACCATCTCGAAGATGAGCATGGTGCAGACCGGCACGGACCTCATGACGAGCCTGGGCATCGGCTTCGAGAACGCCGCGCCCTCGCTCTACGCCGCGGCGGACCGCATCGCTGCCGAGGTGCGACGACGACTCAATGCGCCACCACCACCACCACCGACCGTACCGGCTGCGACCTCGAGTGGCGTCGTCATCAACGGCAACGTGTACGGCGGCAAGGCGGGCACGCGCCAGCTCGCGGGCGACATCGAGCGGGCCACCCGCCCGACCAACCGCTACCGGCGCCACAACAACCTCGCGGAGGGCTAGGTGCCAGGCTGGCCCGCGGGCTACCCGTCGCGAGGCGAGTGGGCGTTCCGCAACGTCACGCAGGACTTCATGTTCTGGCCGACGCTCGAATCGGTCAGCATCAGCCAGTCTCACCCCGACGGCATCACGACCTTCGAGGCCGACGTGCCCGACCCCGCTGGCACCATCACCTTCGAGGACGACGACGAGGTTCGCATCACCTTCGAGGGCGTCCGCATCTGGGCGGGCATGGTGCGGGCCACGAACAAGACGCAGCTCAGTGAGCACGGCCCGCGCGTCTACGAGCTGACGGGCCAGGACTACACCGCCAAGCTCGACGACTCGGTCATCGGCACCGACACCGAGCAGCACCGCCAGTCCGTCGCCACCCGCGTCGCCTGGATACTCACGCACCTCGACTATCCGGGCATGACGACCGACGGCGTGGACCTCCCCGACGAGATCATCGAGGCCGCCAGCTACGGCGGCATGACCGTGCGCGAGGCGCTCGACTCCGTGGCCGACGAGATGAGCCTCTTCTACTACGTCGACTACGAGGGACCGTCCGGCGACCTGCACATGTTCCGCGAGGAGATCCTCGCGGCGCCCTTCGACCTCGACGACACGGCGCCCGACTACAGCACGAGCTTCCCATACTCCGAGTTCAGCCGCGAACGGGACACGATGGAGCTCACCAACGCCGTCAAGGTCATCGGCAAGCGCCACACCCGCACCGTCACCGACGAGGATTCCATCGCCGCCTACGGGCGCCAGGAGTCCATCATCGTGGACGACACGCTGCGGACGGCCGAGCAGGTGCGCGCGGCGGGCAGGCGGCGCCTCCTCCAGCTCGCCGAGCCCATCGTCGACGGCTCGCTCGTGTGCTGGGAACCCGGGCTCCACGCGGGCATGCGCGTCGGCATCGTCAACGACCTCTGGGGCATCGACTCCAACTTCATCGTCACGGGCGTCGACATCAGCGCGGTCGACCCGCACGACGACGACGACAAGGCGCTGCTACGGTCGGAGGTCCGCTTCACCGACCGGCGCCGCGTGGGCCGCTTCCCGGGCGCCGGCCGCCACAAGAAGTCGGGCAACAAGAAGGACGACTCCACGGCCGCCGACGTGGGCACCTGCTGCGCTCCTGTCGGCATCGGAGAGGAGACCCTGACCGAGGCCACCCAGGACGCGGCCAGCTACGCGATGGTGCCCGAGGCGGGTCTCGTCGCGCCGCCGGTCGACTACGAGGCCGGCGACACGGTCATCCTCTTCCGCGGCGTCGTCTCGCCCGACGGCGGGCCGTCATCGGCGGGTCACCGGGTCACCGTCCCGGCGCCGTCCGGCGGCCATATCCTCAGCTCGGGGCGACTCGCGGTCCGGGAGGACCACTTCCCCATCGACGGCTCGGAACCTGCGCTGTGGACGGTCGAGGCACCCACCAACCCCTCGTCTGCCGAGGGCTGGATCTGGCACCGCATCAGGGGCTTCACCACCGGCGTCGACGAGTCGCACCACGACGACGAGTCGACCCTCTTCGCGCAGTCCTCGGTCGGGCCTGACGACGTGGCGCTCGGCTACTCCGACACGAGCATCCTGTACCAGCGGCTCATGCTGTCGGAGAGCACCGACGACGAGGGCTACGTGTCGGAGGCCACCGAGCCATCGGGCTCCGGTCTCGTCGGCTCCATCCGCATCGACGGCGGCGGGGACCACGGCGAGATGTGGCTGGCCGTGGCACACGGACCGACGCAGGCGACCGACCCCGCGACCTTCGACGACTGGGTCTTCGACGACCCCAACCAGGGCGACGTCCACGGCGTGGCCCTGCGCGTCGGCAGCCCGTACACCGGCGCGGGCTACGACTCGGTCATCCCGCCGTCCTCGGCCGTCACCGTCACCGTCCTGCCCGTCGGGCCGTGGGAGGGCGGCAACGTGGGCGTCGACATGTCCATCGACCCGCCCGCCGTCTCGGTCGATGCCGGCGTCCTCGTCCTCACCTCGGACGAGACCGGCAAGGACTACTGGCTCCAGTTCGACGGGCCGCCGGACATGCCCACCGAGCTCGATGACTTCACGCTCACGGTCCCCTTCGAGCTCGACGTGGCGGGCAGCCTGTCGGACCCCAACGAGCGCTACGTCGGCGTCTACCTCATCATCGCCGGCCAGCAGGTGGAGTTCTACGCACGCCTCGGTGACGCCGTGCGTCCGCAGGGCGTCCTCATCTCGGCGGCTGGCTTGACGTTCGTCGCCAAGGACATCACCGAGGGCGCGCAGTCGTACCTCAAGATGCGCCTGTCGGGCGGTGTCGCCTACGCCAAGATGTGGAGCGGCACGGAGCCCTCGGCCTGGGACGTCACCACGAGCGACCTCGAGCCCAACCCGGACGAGGACTTCTTCGCGCTCACCGTGATGCTCGGCAACGACGGCGCTCCCGCGCAGGAGCTTCGCATCTCGCCGCTGCTCGTCTCGGGCGGCGCGCTCGCGGGCGAGGCCGTCGACTGGCACATCGTGGGCTACGGCGACGGGACAGAGACGACCTTCGAGACACCCTACGCCTACGACGAGCTCAGCCTCCAGGTGCGCGTCGACAGCCAGGTGTTGCAGGGTGCAGCCATCGCGGACATGGACGGCGCAGGCGCTGCGTTCACGCTGTCCCGCGCGCCCTACGGCGACCCCTCCGACGCCACGGGCAGCAGCGTCGTGGAAGCGAAGTACGTGCGCTCGTGAGCAGGTACATCGTCTACTTCCACCCGGGCGACCCGGTCCCGGACCGCATGAAGTACGTCGACGACGCCACCGCGGCGCCCACCGTCACCGACGACGGGGCCACGCTGGGCGTCACGGTGGGCTCGCTCTGGATCGACACGACGGCGCCGGCGGTCTATGTCTGCGCTGACGCCTCGACGGGCGCTGCCGTCTGGGTGGAGGTCAGCGGCGGCAGCGCCATCGACTGGGGCGAGGACGCCGACATCACGACGCTCGACTATGACGACGTGGCCGACGCGGGCGCGCTCGACGAGGTGGCGCGGGCGGACCATCGCCACGGCATGCCGTCCGAGGGTGCGGGCGGCGCCGGCCACTACGAGCTGCTCATGACCGGCGCCAGCCCGCCCGAACCGCTAGAGGACGGCACCGGCACGGATTGGCTGTACGTCTGGACGACGGGATAGGAGACGACGATGGCGACGAGCGCGGCATACATCGACCTTGACGAGGGCGCGGCACCAGCGACGCCCGCCACGGGCAAGGTCCGGGTCTACGCGAAGACGGACGGCAGCGCCTACCAGAAGGACGACGCCGGGACCGAGACGGGACTGGCCGGTGGCGGTGGTGGCGCCGTCGCCACCGACGCCATCTTCGATGCGGCTGGTGACCTGGTCGTCGGCTCTGGCGCGAACACGGCGACGCGGCTCGCGCTCGGCAATGTCGGAGGGCTGCTCGGGCGCATCAACGGGGTCGTGGCGTGGATCTCCGGCACGTCATTCCCGTCCCCCGCCGCAGCCGGCGACCTGTTCCACCGGACCGACCTCTCGCCCGCGCTGTGGCGGTACGACGGGACGCGCTGGCTGAGTGTGCAGCGATACCGCACCGAGGTGCCGGTCGCAGCAGCGCAGACGACGGGTGGGGCCACCGTCGGCTACCTACCCATGTGGCAGTCCGAATACGGCGTGTGGCTCATCGACTTCCGGGGCGTGCTCTACGTCGCGACGACCAACGACGGCTCGAAGTATTGGACGATCAACCTACGCAAGTGGAGTGACGCCTCGGTCATCGCCACGGCCAACACGCAGAGCCAGGCGCCGAGCACCGACCTCATCAAGGACGTCGCCATCGGCGCGGTGTCCACCGAGAACGTCCTCTACATCGACTCGACCAAGACGAGCACACCGGGCGCCTTCTATCCCCTGATGGGCGTCACTTATCAGCTCATCGCCACCTGATGCTCGCCACCCGTGCTAGAGGCTCCGCACGCTGATGCGGCCCCAGTCGTCCACGGTGATCATCGAGCGATGCTCGCCGCCGAAGAGGGCGCGCGGTATCCACACGAACAGCCAGAGGCCGAGCAGGAAGATGGTCAGGATGGCGTGGAGGACATGGTTGACGGGCTTGCCCCAGACGAGCACCGCGCTGCGGTCGTCCTGGGACTGCACCCGCGCACCGCGGGCGACCTCGCTCCCGACCGCGAGACTGAGGATGTAGCGCCGCCGCTCGGGCGTGATCATGGCCGTGGACATCTCGTGGATTACCTCGTCTTGTGAAGTGAACGGGTGTTCGGTAGGCTGTCGGGGTAGGAGGGAGCGCGTGTCTCAGCCGGTCACAGACCCCCTTGTCCTGGAAGCCATCAGCGCCGAGCTTGCGTCCCGGGTCTACGACGCCGCGCGGGACGCTCGCCTTCAGCGGGCGGGTCTGCTTCCTCCTCCGGCATCGGATCGAGGGCAGCGAGCTCTGCTGCGGCGTGCGCTACTTCGGCATCAGACGGCAGCACATACTCAGCCAGGGGATACGGCGGCACCGGCGGCGGGTCATACAGCAGCTCCGGCTTGACGCCCAGCGCGTTCGCTAGCGGCAGCGTCATCAGGAGGTTGGGCACCGATTCGCCGTCCGCCCACTTCAAGACCGTGCTCGGATCGCGCTTCACCAGCTTCGCCAACTCGGGCGGCGTGAGCTTCGGCACGTGTGCGGCCATCGCCGCGCGGATGGCGTAGCCCAGCCGGTCCTTCATCTCCGCGTCTGATACCACGGCCCGCAGCGTAGGAGCGGGCGGCAGCCGGGGAACGCGAACATGCGCGCGTACGCCGATGACCCGCGTCATCACGGCGATACTTCCCGGGTGCTGCGACATTGACATGGCACCGCGAGTATGCCACAGTCATGTGGATGCACCACATCACCGTGAAGTCGCGGCACCAGCAGATCGTCGAGGCCCGCTTCGGGGAGCCCATCGACGAGCTGCTGACACGACTGTACGTGGACGAGGGCCGCAGCCAGGCTGAGATCGCCGAGGCCCTCGGCGTCAGTCGCAACGCCGTCGTCCGCTGGATGGCGCAGCTCGGCATCGAGTCGCGATTCGGCCCCAAGCCGGCCGAGGCCACGGCGTGAGACGCCGCTCGCTCACCCGTGACGTCCTCACCGTGGCCGCCATCTGGGCGCTGTTCACGGCGGCCTGGTGGGCGGGCAGCGTCGGGCTGCGGTGAGCGATGGAACTGGCCCAGACGCGCGTGATCCTGCGGATGCTCAGGGACAGCCCGAACGGCATCACGTCCATGGACGCCCTGCGCGAGGCCGGCTGCTTCCGCCTGGCCGCCCGCATCGCGGACCTCAAGGCAGCGGGCCACGACATCAGCTCCGAGATGGTGACGGTCGAGTCAGGGAAGCGTGTGGCGCGCTATCGGCTGCAAGAGCGACTGACGCTCTGGTGAAAACACGAGAGCCCGGCTTTCACCGGGCTCCACATGCTGCGAAAGGAACGGTATCAGATGGTCGCAGAAGCCAAGGCCGAGAAGATGCGGGAGCCGATGGGGTTGGACGAGATTCGGGCGATTCTGTCCGATGAGATCGACCGACTACGGAGCGATGAGTCGACGCCAGCCCAGGCGAACGCCATCACGAATGCCGTCGGCAAGATCCTCTCGACCGTCAAGCTCGAGATGGAGTACCAGCGACTGACCGGGCGCAAGGCCAACATCGCGCTGCTCAATGGAAGCAATGCGGACCCCGAAGCCTGACGCCCCACCCAGCAGGTGGGCCATCTGGCGTTCGAAGAATCCCTCGGCACGCGAGCGAGTCCGCGAGCGGTATCGGACCGATCCCGAATATCGGGAGCGTCTCTTGGCTCGCGCCCGTGCCAATAGAGACGCTGCGCGCCCGTCTCATCGGGACTGCGCGTACTGCGGAGACGCCTTCGAAGCCCTGAGCGGTCATGCACGGTATTGCAGCGATGTATGCAAGAGTCGCCAAGCATGGCGGCGCAAGCGTGCGCGCGTCTACGCTGGGCGCCAGCGGGACTGCGCGCACTGTGGCGCATCGTTCACCATCGGTCCACGCACCCGGTATTGCAACCAGCCTTGCGCGACCGCAGCAATCAAGGCTAGGGCCGCCGTCCTCGCTCATGCCGCCTGGTATGAGAAGCATCCGCGGCAAGAAGTAGCCTGCGCGATCTGCGGCAACACCTTCATGCCGGCACGACGATCGCGTGAGGCAAAGTTCTGCTCCGAGCCGTGCAAGCGGGAGGGGCAGAAGGCTCGGCGGCAGAGGTGGGAAGCAGCGCATCCCGATCGCCCGAAGAAGGTCTACAAGTACCAGAAGCCCTATGTGCCGCTGCCGATCCCGGTCAGGAGGTGTCAGGGGTGCGGCGTCGAGTACCAAGCCAGGTGGCGGCGCTCGTACTGCTCGGACGCCTGCGCCTCGGCCGCAAAGGACCGCAAGACTTCGCGCTACATCCTTCGGCGCTATCACGGCGGTTCTGAGGTCTTCAAGAACCCCGAGCTTCTAGCCGCGGTCGATGCCTACATCGACCTTCGGAAGACTCTCCGCGAAACATGGCCGCATGCCATCCGGCCGCACGCCAGATGATTGTGCTACGGCAGGGCACCCCGGACTGGCTGGCCCAACGCCGCGAGGTCGTGGGCGCCTCGGACGTCCCAGCCGTCTATGGCCGAGACCCGTATCGCGGCGAATGGGACCTCTGGCTGGAGAAGACCGGCCGCGCCGAGGACAGCGCCAGCACCTGGCCCATGACCTGGGGCAACCACGTCCAGCGTCTCGGCGTCGCGGTCTATAGCGACCTTACGGGCAAGAAGGTCCGCAACATAACCTCGCCCACGAGGAACAAGCGCTGGCCGCACGTCCAGGCCACGCTCGACGCCCGCGTCATCGGCGAGCCCATCGGCGTCGAAGTCAAGTGGACGTCTCGCAGCGTCCACGAGGCCCTCGAGCACTGGCGCCTCCAAGTGCAGGCGCAGATGGGCGTCTGCAACCTCGAATGGGTCGACATCCTGCGGCTCAACGGGCGGGACGAGCCCGCCATCTTCACCGTCGAACGCGACGACGCGCTCATCGACGAGATGCTGGACGGCGCCGAGGCTTGGTACTGCCGGTATGTGCTTGGCGACGAGCCGCCACCGATGGACGGCTCGCGTGGTGCCAGCCGGTACCTGGACTCGCTGCCGGCCGAGGACATCCCGATGATGGCGTCGGCGGAGCAGGACATCCTCGTGGCCGAGCGCCAGCGGCTCAAGCGGGCCCAGGCGGAGGCGGGCCAGCGGATCGACCTCGTGGAGAACCGCATCAAGGAGTCGATGATGGGCAGCTACCGGCTGGAGAGCCGGGACTACCACGTCATCTGGAAGCCCACCAAGCCGCGCACCACGACCGACTGGCGGTCCGTCGCCGCGCTCTACCGGGACTCGTTGCTGATGCTCGAATCGGCCATGAGCGGCGAGACCAGCGCGGCGGTGGCGGCATACGACGCCATCGAGACCGCGCACACGACGACGGGCAAGGGCTCGCGGCCCTTCACCGTCTACGAGGAGGAAGCATGACCACGGAAACAGCCATCGAGCCGAGCGGCATCCACACCCTCGAGCAGGTCGTCATCGTGGGCGACCTCTCGAAGCTCTCGGCTGCCGACCGGGTGATGTACTACCAGGAGACCTGCCGCTCGCTCGGGCTCAACCCGCTCACGAAGCCGTTCCAGTACATCGTCCTCAATGGCCGCCTGACGCTCTACGCCACGCGCACGGCGACGGACCAGCTGCGCGCCATCAAGGGCATCAGCATCGACCGCATCGAGCAGGCCGAGGTGGCTGAGATCTACACGGCCACGGTCTACGGCCACGACCAGAGCGGGCGCACCGACAGCGACACGGGTGCCGTGAGCATCACCGGACTCAAGGGCGAGAACCGCGCCAACGCGATCATGAAGGCCATCACCAAGGGCAAGCGTCGCCTGACGCTGTCGCTGGCGGGCCTCGGCTGGCTCGACGAGTCCGAGGTCGGCAGCATCCCGTCGGCGCGCCCGGTGGACGTCGACCAGGAGACGGGCGAGATCCACGACATCGCGCCCATCACGGACGTCATCGCCGCCACGACGCGGCGCATCAGATCAGGCGCTGGAGGCGCCGAGCCGTCGGCTGGGTTTGCCAAGTCAGGGGCAGTGTCTGCCCCAGCGTCGACGGCGGGACAGGACGAGCCGGGGGCTGGGAATCCTCCGCCTCGCCCTGTCGATATCCCTGCCGGCGCCCGTCCGTCCACCCCGGGCCGCAGCTCGGGTAGCGACGAGGCGGGCCACCCCAGCGATGGGGCGTCCGAGCCGGCACCAGACACCGACGCCCGGTGCCTGGAGTTCAGCCCCGAGCACGGCAGATGTGTCGCCGACTTCGCGCACTCGGGCGTCCATGTCGATGACAAAGGAGACACATGGACGACGTGAAGTCAGGAGGTGATGCCCAAGCCCTGACTCACGCCAGCTTCTTCTCTGGTGTGGGCGGGCTCCAATCGACCTCGGCCTCGAACGAGCGGGGTGGACGACAGTCTCATTCTCCGAGATCGACCCCTACGCCAGCGCCGTACTCGCAGAGCGGTGGCCGGGAGTCGTCAACCTCGGATCTATCACCGACATTGAGAGTCGGGACGACCGACATGAAGGGCGGCTCCGCTCATGCGGTGCCGATCGTGCTCTCCTCTGGTCAGGCGGATTCCCATGTCAAGACCTCTCCGTCGCCGGGAAGCGCCGAGGGCTCGCAGGAGAGCGCAGCGGCCTCGCCTTCGCCTTCCTTGACCTTGTTCGACAGCACCGACCTCCCTGGGTCCTCATGGAGAACGTTCCAGGACTCCTCAGCTCCCATGGCGGCAAAGACCTTGGCGTCCTCCTCCATACGGTGGGGGAACTCGGGTATGGGTGGGCCTTCCGGGTACTGGACGCCCGTCACTTCGGAGTGCCGCAGCGACGAAGGCGGGTGTTCATCCTCTGCCACACGGTTGACGGATATCCTGATGCCGACGGCCCCGCCGCGGTACTCGCTGTCGGCACGCGCTGCCGCAGGCATCCTCCGGCGGGCGTCGAAGCGGGGGAGGAGCCTGCCGCCGCAGCTCGAAACGGCGTTGACATCGTTGGCAGCCTCCCAGCAGGAACCCACGGCTTCCCCGATGGGGTCCAAGAGTTCATGCAGGGACACTTCATCC